TCTTTATATTATTGGATAGGTTGGTCATTTGGTGGTTTAAATAGATTGTTTACTCTTGAAAAAGAAAGTGATTCTTGGAATTTTGTTAAAACTGTATCTAATCATCCAAGAATGACAGGAAACCCTAATGCTTTTATTTACGCAAGTAAAGCTGATAAATATTATGCAATGGGTAGTGCAATTGGTGAGTATGATAATAATTTTGTACCAACTCAAAAAGGTTATAATTTTGCTTTAGCAGATAGTTCATACGCTTATGATTCAAAAAGAAATTACATTATTTGTAATTCAGTTAGACCTGATGGTGGTGGAAATAGATGGTTAACTCAGTTACTTTTAGATTCTCCTACAACTGATGAAGGTCCTCTTTTAAATCAGTTTGCTAGAAATCATTTAGCTTTAATGACTAACAATAGAATTAAGTTTTTAACTTATAGTTCATTTGATGATAATTATTATTTTACAGATGTATTTTCTATTGTAAGAATTAGTGCTGAAACTGGTGGTGGTCAAGCTGTAGTTCAAAAAGGAACTAATATGCTTGGTTTAATGATTGAAGAAGGTAGTTCTTTTGGTTATTATGCTTATCAAGATGTTAATGATGTAAAGATTTCAAAATTTCATTTAACAAATTACTCTGATGTATATCCTATAGTAAACTTAGGAAACATTAGTAATTTTGTTTTTCTATATGTAGGTAAAGTAGTTTTAATAAATTATAAGAAAACTGATTTAGATGTTCATTGGTCAACTATAGCTTACAATACAGATTTAACTTTAGATTTAACTTACGAAAAAAATCTTTATCATGTTAAAACTGGAACAACTTCATATCATTCAAGAGTTGCTCACAACATGTATCAATCATTAACCTCTCCTACTAAGTATTATATAAATAGTAATCCTTCACAAGTTGTAAGACCTTTAAGTAATGATGAAGTTAACATACATATTCCTGTACAAATAGGTGGCTTAGGTAATCCATTTCGTACAACTTCTCATATGCAGAATATAAATCCTGTTACTCCATATCCTACTGTAACTACACCTGCTGCTTTAGTAGATTGTTGTTTAGATGAACTTAAATGTGATATAAACACTAAGTTAGCGAGTAAGAGTTGTGAAGTAACTAACAGAGCAATAGTAGGTAAGCACTATGGTGGAATGGCTGACGATTCAGAATTATTAGAAGCATTACTTTGGATAACAACTTTTGACTGTTTAACTTGTGATGAAATAGAAAAACTTAGATGTATAACTTCAAAAATATAAAACAATGAGTGACTGCGGATGCGGATGCAATGGGGCTGGAAATTGCACAGATAATTTAAACAGCAATACAAAAAATGCACAACTAACAGGAAACATTAATTATGATGGTTCTGCTATATCTTGTACAAGCGATACTAGTATTAATGTAGCAAACGGAGAAGGTTTAAATTCTGTTTTACAAAAAGTACTTACTGCTTTGTGTCCAATAACTCAAGGAAATCAAAGTTATTTAGCTCACACTAGTGTAGACAACAACCTTACTGCTGCTATTAACACTCCTCAAACATTAAATTCTTTTGAGTTTGACGGTGTAAATAATATTAAGGACAATGAAATGATTAAAATTAAATACTCAGGAAGTCTTAGTACTGTAGCTTCTACGGGTGGTTTAACTATAAACTTTACTATTTTTGGAAAAGATTCTTCAGGTGCTACTACAACTCCTGTAAATTTTATTAGTGCAACTGTTTCTGCAGGTCAAACAATAACAGATCAATTTGTTTATTCTGTAGAAATAATTAAAATTTCTAATACTATTTTACATTTTTCTGTAAATGGTAAAACAAGATTAGCTTCTATACCTATTAATATTAGCAATAATAATATTGGAATGGCTAACTTATCTGTATATGATTTAGTTATTAATGCTACTGCATCAAGAAATAATATTGGTGATGTTTTTAATCTAGATTATGTAAGCATGGAACACCTTAGACCTTAATTATTTTTTAGTATTTTAGCTATATAACAATTTTATAAAAGAAAAAGAAAATGGAAGCAATTGCAGAAGCACAGTTAGTGCAAGAAGAACAAAAGGTAACAAATGAAATCGTTTTAATTTTAGGTAAAGCAATTATTGATTTATTAGAATCAACTCCTACAGTAAATGGGAAAATGCTTTATGCTTTAGGTAAGAATGAATCTAAGTTTGAGTCTATAGCTAAACAGTATAGACAGTATCAATTTGAATTGTTAGAAAAGTACGTTGAAAAAAATGAAGATAATTCTTTTAAAATTTTAACAGAAGAAGAAGCTAACGGAAATCCTAATAGGTTTGTTTTTAAAGGAGAAGATGAAGAGCAAAAGTATGAAAGTAAAATGACTGAATACTTAAAAGCTCCAATTGAAATTGAATTACACAAAGTTGATAAAGCTTTATTTGAAATTTTAAATATCAATCCACAAAAAAATAGAAGCTTTACTATAATGGTAGATTTTTTATCAAAATAAAAAATGGAAGAGTTACTAAATAGAACTGATTACTTGCTTGAGTTAAAACCTCCAAAGAAAATTTTGGAAGTTGGAACTAAAAAAGATGGCTGGGCTAAAAAAGTTCAAGAGTGGTTAAATCTACATAGGTTTCATACTACTAAATTTAGTACTCGTGTTGACATAGATGATTGGTACGGAAACGCTACAGCATCAGCTGTAAAAGAGTTTCAGTCAATTAAAGGTATAGAGCAAACAGGTCAAGTAGATATGACTACTTGGCTTCGTTTGGTCGCCCCTATGAGAAGGGCTTTTAGAGAAGTAAAAGGTGAAGTTGATGTAAAGCTTAGATTAGTTGAATACATGCAACAGTTTTGTGAAGAACACCCTACAGAGATACACGCTAATAGTGGTCCTTGGGTAAGAGCCTTTATGAAGGGTAATGAAGGTGATTGGGCTGCTTGGTGTAATGGAGTTGTATCTACGGCATTAGATCATTCATGCGCTTCTTTAGGTATAGATATGCAAGACATTATGAAGTGGTCATGGTCTTGTGAAGAAACTAAACAGTATGCTATAAAAGATAGTACTACTGCAACATATTACTCTCCTGAACAGTTAAAGAAAGGAGAAGCATCTCCAGAATTAGGAGATTTATTTTTGGTTATTAGAAAATCTGATAACCGAGCAAGGCACATTGGTGTTATAGAAAAAGTAGAAGAAAGTATTGCATCTTGTATAGAGGGTAATACAAATGACGAAGGTAGCCGAGAAGGTTATGAACTTTGTAAAAGAAAACGAAATTTATCCAATGGCAATTACGGTATAATTAAATTAAAATAAATTGCTATTATGGGAAATCTAGACCCTAGAAATACTACAGAGTTTTTACTACAAGAAAACAATCGACTAGTTACAAATCTTATTAGTGTATCAGGTGGAGGTTCAGCAAGTACTTCTGCTACAAGTAGTGTATCTTCTAGCGCAACTTCTGTACAACTTTTAGCAGCTAATACAAGTAGAGTAGAAGGTGTTATTACAAACGAAAGTACAGCTATTCTTTATGTTAAGTTAGGAACTGGTGCAACTACTACAGATTATAGTATTAGTGTAAGTCCTAGTGAAACATTAATTATTGATAAATACAACGGTGTTATACATGGTGTGTGGTCTGCTGTAAATGGTAATGCAAGAATAACAGAAACTTCATAAAAACTAGCTATGTACAAATTAGGAGATTATATTTCAAAATCACAAAAAGGTGTAGCTGATGGTATTGCTACGCTTGATAATACAGGTAATGTTCCTGCTTCTCAATTAACTAATGCTTCAGCAGCAGATTCAATTTACACAGCAAACGGGACAACGGGAGCGAGAACGGTTACAAGTACGGGAGATTTAACTTTTGCAACGGGTACGAATGATTTTATTATTGATAATAATTCTCTTTTTAAAATACACGAAACGGGTTACATTCAAAATATTTCAGTTGATGGTATTAATTTACTTAATTTAAGTAACACAGCAGGAACAAGAGAACTTTCATTAGCAGGTAATACTTTTACAGTTAAAGCAGTTGAAACTAATTTTTGGAATCAAAACACAACTACTCGTTTAAGAATTGAACACCTTCGACCTAAAGTTGAATGGATTTTAAATGGTAGCATTGTTCATACTATAAGTGGTCAATACCGAACTAAATTTTATGTTGACGGATATACAAATGCGAGTCAATTTTTTATAATTGGTGCTAACGATTTAGTAGGAAGTGAAGATATTTCTTTGCAAGGTGAAACTATTATAAAAGGACAAGGAACTTCAACGGGTTCAACTTTGGCACTTTATGACAATGATTCAACGCCTAATAAAACTTGGGAATGGCTCGATAATGGAAATGTAAACATTGGTCAAAATAGTATTGTTGATTTAGACAATAAAAAAATAACTTTTGATGCAGGTACTTTAGCAAGTGGAACGAGTAATGATTTAGGATTAATTATTGATGGTTCAAATATTACTAGAACGGGTTCTACTTCATCACCATTGTTAAGAGTAGATGGAGATTTAGGTACAGTTTTTACCGTTAATAGTGGGGGGTATTTTAACACTGTTTCGGATTATACCGATTTTATTGCTCTAATGAAAAACAGAGCAGGCACAAGAGGTTTTTTACTAAAGGGTACTTTATGCGATTTAGCGTCGACAAATTTCAGACACGTTGGGGCTTTAAACAATACGGCAAACAGAATTGACCAATATGTATCAAGTAACTTCCAACAGTGGGCAATGGTTGATAATAACGTCACTAATCATTGGATAAGAAACGGCGATTCATTTGCACAAGCATCTTTTTTTATAGAAGGAATAACGGGAAGGGGTTTCAATGTTGGGGGAGGTTTACCAATAGGAACGGAAGATATTAGCTTACAAGGTGAAACGCTTATATCTAAAAAATTAGAACTATCTACTACAACAGATGGTTTTCTAATGCCTAGGCTAACAACTGCTCAAAAAAATGCAATAAGTTCTCCCGATACCAACTTAATGTTATTTGATACGGACTTAAATAGTTTACAAAGGTATAATGGTTCAGCTTGGGTTGATGTTTCTAGTGGAGGCGATTCAATTTATACGGCAGACGGAACATTGTCAGGAAATCGAGTACTTGATATAAACAACAAAACCCTTGAATTTAAAAACGGTTCAACAGAGTTATACGCTACTAATGACCACGGTTCACACGTTTTTGACGGTGACGGAGGGGTGAACAATTTTTTGTTTTTTAGAAAAGGAGGAACGGATATATTTAGGTTAGGAGCAGGAAGTCAAGGAGTGGTAAATACAAATTTATTTGCTTTTCGTAATGGTGCGGTAAGCACTAATGATAGAATGGAAATAAACTTGGCTGAAGATAATCACTTCGGTTGGTTCAATAGTTCAGACACGGAAGGACATAGAATAAGATACGGAAGTTTTAACCACGTAGGTTTTTTTCTTGATGGGGCTTTTGGGTGGAAAGGTTTTACAGTTGGGGGTGTAAATAGGGTAGCAAGTGAGGATATTTCTTTGCAAGGCTCAACATTAATCAAAGGTCAAGGTACTTCTACGGGTACAACTTTAGCACTTTATAACAACGATTCAACACCAAGTAAGACTTGGGAATGGTTGGATAATGGAAATGTAAACATTGAGCAAGATAGTACAGTTGATTTAGACGGAAACAAATTAACTTTTGATTGTGGCGACAATGTGGACGGGGGGTTATTAATTGATGCTTCGGCATATACGGGAGCAGACGACCCCGTTTTAAAAATAAACGGAGTTAGCAATAGTTTTACAATAACCGAAAAAGGCTATATGTCTAACACTTCTATTCAAGGAAGTAACTGTTTTTTATTTAATAACTCATCGGGAACGGCAGGAATACAAATTGGGGCAAACGGGCATTTATACGCAAGTAGTAACTTTCTTTTTCAAGCAGGGGCAACGGCTACAAATAGAATTAAATTGTATCAAGGGCGAACCATTCAAATGGAAGAAGGTTCGGGGAGTACATTAGTTCATTGGTTAAGGGTTGGAGATTCAAGGGCAGCACATTTTTTTAGAAATGGAGTAGTTGACAATGGTTTTATTGTTGGGGCAAGTGCAAAAATTGGAACGGAAGATATTAGTTTACAAGGTGCAACATTAATAAATGATACTTTGGATATGAATAACAACCGTATATTAAATGCAGTTGTTAATCCATCAGTCCAAGAAACAACAAGTTCGGCAACCTTTACAATAAATTCAGACCAACAAAGTGATGGTGTTTTAACAGCTATGGCAGCAGCTACAACAATAGCAGCTCCAACTGGTACACCTGTACAAAGTCAAAGTTTAATATTTAGATTTAAAGACAATGGAACGGCTAGAGCAATTACTTGGAACGCTATTTTTAGAGCGATTGGAATTACTTTACCAACTACAACAACAGCAAGTAAATTACTTTACGTAGGCTGTAAATACAATTATACAGATACTAAATGGGATGTTGTAAGCGTACAAGAAGAAGCATAAATAAATAAATAAATAAGTAAATAAAAAGCTATGATTAAGAATAAAATACATTATCAGATTACAGGAGATTTAGTTGCTGATTACGGAGTAACAGTAAGCAATCCAATTATTAAAATAGCAGTATCAGACAGAGGAGTAATTTCTGATGGATTGTTAAAATGTGAATACAATATTTACATTTCTAATGAATCTTATTCAAGTGGTAAATACTTTTTTAAGGCTGAGAAGGAAGGAGAAAGATTAATTAATTTTAACTTTCCAATTGCTGATGTACCAAATTGGGGTATTCAAAGCTATAAAGAAGATCAGAGAAAGATTATTGCTGATACTTTTGGATTTGATGTTGCAAGTGTTGTATTGGTTGAAGAGCCAGAAGAAACAGAATAATTATGATAACAATAATTAGTAAAATAGAACTAGAAGGTTCTGATTATCTAAAATATACAGATATCGGTCATACTCAAGACGTTAATATTATTAATCAAATTAACGAAGATTATGATGCTTCATTAGGTTTGTTTTTAGGAGAAAACAGAACAAAGCTTGAACTTGGAATTGTAAGTGTAAGTGCTTTTTTTGCTAACACTCCTTTTGTAACTGAAGCTAGAACTCAAGTAGAAGATACAGAAAGTTTAGGTTTAATTGAAGTAACTGATATAAATCAATTATAATGGCTGTACCAACTAAAGGAAATACAACAAACTCTAGTTCTACTCCTGGTGCTAATTTTAAAAACTACACTCATAATCAAAATTCAGGTAGTAATGGTTTAGTTGTAGTTCAACTATCTATGACTAATAGTAGAACTTTTACAACAGCTACTTATGGTGGTCAATCTATGACTTTGTTATATCAAATTAACAGAAGTGGATTAGGTCAAAGAATGGCTTTTTTTTACTTAGAAAACCCTCCAACTGGAAGTAACACTTTAAGAGTTAATTTTAATAATTCAGTTTGGAATGGTGTAAGTGTACATATTAGAAGCTTTACAGATAGTGGTGGTATTGGTGCATCTGTTAGAACAGGAGGAAGTTCAACTCCTCACACTCAAAGTTTAACTGTTGAACAAGATTCTTTAATAATGATAACTTCTTGTTGTGTAAATGTTATTTTAACTCAGCAGATACCAACAGGAACAAATCAAAGTTTTACTACACACAATGTTAATAGACAAGTAGCAACAGGAGCTATATCTTCTAATGCAGGTCATAGTGCAGGAGCTATATCGTTAAGAGCAACATCAGGAAGTGGTAATTTAACTTTAGATAGAACAGAAATAAAAGGACTAGGAGGAGGTGGTGGCACAAATAATGGCAACTTCTTTTTAGTTATGTAAAAACAATATAATATTATTAACGTAGAAATAATAAATAGATTTCACTTTGTAGTAATAGTATAAAAAACTTATTTTTAGTAAAACCAAGTGAAATGAATTTATTTCTGCTCAATGCAAAAGCTAATGTTTCGGTTACAGATGTTGATTTACCGATTATGGTTGTCGCTCAATTGGTTATTTTTGTAGGATCGCTTGTTGGTTTTTGGTTTAATATAAAAAACAAAACAGCTATGAATACAAGGTTAAATAAAGAATTAAAAGAAAAACTAACTGAGCATATGGCTGAATCAGTTAAAAAAATAGACTCTTATAGACATGATTGTAACGAAGCTTATACAAAGCTAGAAACTAAAATGTGTGTAATGGAAAAGCAAGTAAATAACATAACTGTAGGAATAGCTAATATTGAAGGCTACATGAAAGCAATGTGTGACAAAAATAAAAAATAATATTATGGCAAAGAAAAAAGTAAAAAAACCAAAAAAACCTAAAACAAAAACAAAAACAGGTTATTAAATAAATTGTTAATTTTTAAATTTTAAATCATGGGTTACGGAGGAAGTAAAAAACCAGTAAAAGGATTAGTAGTATTAACTAAGCCAAAAAGTTACGGAGGAACTAAGAACAATACATATATTAGACCTCAACCAAAATAATCAAACAATGAAAAAATTGTTAGGATTAGCCAAAATGTTTTTCTTTAAAGAAGGAGCAGTAGAAAAAACTGTTGATGGTATTGAAAAGATTGGCAAATTAAGGCTTGATAGAAAGAAAGTTACTTTGTGTATCGTTATTGTACTAGCTATATTAACAATATTCGGTGTTATCAGCGAAGAAACTTTTATAGAATTATTTAAAGACGTTAATTAATTTTAACGTCTTTAATTAGATAGAAAAAGAAAATGACTGAAATAATTGAGGTAAAAGTAGTAAATAAGAAAGGCGACTCACAAGATTACGTTATCAATAAAGATAAAGTAACTTACTTTAGAGGCTATGTCGAAACTAGCTTTGAGGTAAAGAGTCAACCTAAACTTAAAACTGCTGTATATCTAATGGGAAGTACTAAAGCTTTGATATTAGATATAAGTTATGACGAATTTAAAAGGAAATTTCAGTTATAAAAACCATTCCTCAAGCATAAAAGCTTAAAAAATTTTATTCTTCTAGCATTATTTTTGAATTAGGATTGTCTTGATACGAATAATAAAATTCGTGGTTCTTGTATATTTCATTTATTAACTCGTCGAACATTTCTATTTCTACTGACAATTCATTTTCATTGTTTTGCAACTCTTCTATTTTAAATATAAAATTTTCATAAAAAAACTGTGGATTGCAATTTTCTTTTTTGTGAATTTTCTTATAGAAGTTTCTAAGCATTTCTACTTTATTAGCAATTTCTTTTTTCTTGTCTTTAAGCTTCATCATCATTTTGTTTAACTCTCCGATAACATCGCTTAATGTTTGAAATTGTGATTCAGTAATAACATTTACTATCAGTCCTTCAAAAACAGATTTAAAATATTCTATTTTTATCTTTTCAGTAATCTCTGTAGTACTTCCAGTAATATCATAAGTTTGTCTACGCTTAGAATTAGACAACACATTATAAGCTTCTTTAATAGCCTTAAATTCTTTTTCTTTACCTTTTATTAAGTCAGGGTGATTGAGTTTAACTAGCCGTTTATAGGCTAGTTTAATCTCTTTATCAGTAGCTTTTTTATCTACTTCTAATAATTCATATAAGTCTTTCATTATTTTGAATCTTTAATATTACCAATTATAACTGCTCTTTCGTTTAATGGAAACAACATACGTTCTCCATGACCTTCGTACATTTTAAGTCTAAACATTCCCATTATCTTATTAAAACAAACTACCCATTTTTTAGGAGTTTCGTCTTCATAATTTATTTCAATAATATCATTTTCAAAAATCTCATTAGACATAGAGTCTTTTAAAAATGTATTTTGACATATACTTCTTTGCTTAATGTTATAAGCATTACCTGAATTATCAATAACTTCTGTTAGTTTTAATCCTTCTTTTCCTTCCCAAGAATACTTAGGAGCGCCTATAACCCATTCTCTAGGAATATCATCTCTACGCGCTTTAACTAAAATATTTTTCATAATTAATTTTAAAAAAAGTAGCAACAGCATTACGCTATTGCTACTTATGGTTACTTAATATCAGCTACACTTGCTCTAGTTCTAAATACGTTAGAATTAAATTCTTTCATAAACTTACGACTGTAGTATGGCTTATAATCATTATTAATCTTAAAATCTTCACCACGTGTTTCTATGGTTGTGTACCATCTTATTTGATTAAAGATAGCTTCTGCTGAATACTTTTGATAACCAGCATTCATTACTTGTTTAGTAAAATAACAAAACAATCTAAAAACTTCAGGATTGTTAGCGTGATACTCTTCAAATTCCTCTCTAGTTTTTGCCATTTTAATACAATGTTTGACTAATGAATTTTCTACTTACATCTAAATCAGGATTAGACAAATGATAAGTCAAGTCTTTTAAACCTTGAGTGTATTTTTCTCTACCTCTGTCTAAAAATGAACTGTCTGCTTTAAATACACCTACATTATAAGGGTACATAGTTTCTACTACAACAAAGTAATAGTCTTTAACATCAACAATATCACAATATAATGCAGCAGCTTGATCATAGTCATACATTCTACAACTTTTAGCAAATTCCATTGCATTAGAACTTGTAGTCTTTAAATCAACGACAAAGTTATCAAACTTTATACCATCAACTTTACACTTAACTTTAGTTCCGTTAAAATCATTAGTATAAATGTTTTCTACTAAATCACAAGCTTTAATTAAATTTGTTGCTTCATCTATTTTAGAAAATGATGCAAACATTTTATCTAAGTTGTTCATTTCATCTCTCGATAAAATAGTCATTCCTTCAGCAGATGGCTTAATTTCTTCTTCATACCATTGCTTATACTTTTTAGTCATTCTAGGTTTTTTACCACCTATCTCTTCGCACATTTCTTCATCGTCAAATACAAAATATCTAATACCAAATTCTTCTGGTTCTAAAACCATACAATGAAACGCACTACCAATATCAAAAGCCTTTGATGACTTTTTAAGTTCTCCATTTAGGTAACACATATAATTTCTTATACCACCTTTTTGGAATTGTTTTAGCATTGAATTGGATATATAGTCCTTTTCATCAAAATACCAACTGTCGTCCTTATCAATTCTTCTTTTTTGATTTGGGTCGGTTTTTTTCAAATGCTCTAAATAATCTTTTGCTTGTTCGCTACTTGTTATCATTTACCTTTACTTTTTCAATTAAACTTTTTACTTCTTCTATTAACTGTTCTGTTTGTTGCTCTAACTTTATTGCTTCAAACTTTAATGCGTTTTTACTCATATACTCCAACGGAATTTCTTCTTTTGGATTTATTCGTGGTTTTTTCTTTTTTGGAAATAAATTATTAATAGCATCAATATCTATAATTTCCCAATCAATTTGTTTTTGTTTAACAAATTCAATTAATAAATCAGCGTCTAATAAGACATCTCTAATTTCAGAAAGACTAATTGGTATTGTATCAACACTTTCTTTGTCTTTATAAAATTCTACAATTTCATCAACAAAAGCTTTAGGAATTTCTTCTTTAGCTTTTAGTTTATCCACTAACTTGTTTAGTGAATATTTGCTGTACTTAAATTTTGTTACTGCTGTACTAACATACTCATTTGATTGATTGTGTAAAATCACATAACCTCTGTCGAAGCTATCAATCATTATGTGTTTTTGCTTGTACCTCATTAACAAACTGTTCCAGGTTTCTAACTTTAAATTTGATTTTTCTGAGTTTTGCACTTTTATCGGTTATTAAAAATCGAGTTGGCACAAAGTACTTTTTAAATAAGCTTGGTAATTTAACGAGATTAACAAATACTGCTTCTCGTTGAAAAAGCCAATTCATTTTTACTTTAGTGTACCTAGTCATGTTATTTTGGTCAAAATCAGGTTTAACTTCAAAGACAGTAATTACATCAATGCCTCTAATTGTTCCTATAAACATAGTTTGTGATTGACCTTTCATCAACTTATCCTTAGTGTTTAATGTTTCTACAAAAACACCTAAAGCTTTTTGTGTCCAATGGACTACAAAATCAGGAGTATAAACCAATCCTTTTTGAATTGTTTCCTCTCCTTTGGTTGTTTTTAATTTTGTTTTTAATTGCTCTTGTTTTACAAATGACTTTGTAACTGCATCAGACAACTCGTAAGTGTACGGTTCGTATAAAACATTACTTACATAGCCAGCATTGTAAAGGTCTACTAAAAACCAATAAAAAAACCTTTCTTCTTTCGACTGAAAATCATTAGTATTAACTCTTGGAAATAAATCGTTCATAATAAAAATCAAAGAGCAAAGGGAAAACCAATGCTCTTTATAAATTTAATGGTTTGCAATAACTTTTTTCATAACCTCACTAAATCTTTCTTCATATTCTTCAGTACCGTACATATTGTTTATGTCATCAAATAACTTCTTTAAAAAGAATAAATTATATAACATATCTTCTCCATGTATAGGTTCTAAGTTTATAGTTAAAACTGTAAAACAATCATCGTTATAAATACAATCCCAACTAGAAACTATATAATTAATAGATTTAAATAACACAATAAATTCTTCATGTATTACGTCTTCAAATTCTTCTTTTAATACTTCAAAAGAAACTTTAAATTTTATTTCTTTGCTATTAATACCAAAGTTATTAGGTAGTTTAATTTTCTTAAACTCCTCTATTAGCTTTCCACGCTTCGTAAATGTTAACATTATCTTCTATTTTATTAAATATTTCTTCTATCCTGTCTTCAAAAGGATAAAACTTTTCTAAATCAAATTTTAATTCAACATTATCAGCAATCTCTTCTATTTTTTCTTCTATGCTTAACATATTTGATTAATAAAATTATCTTGGTTTGGGTCTGGTATTATAATATCTTTTTCTGCAAAAGCATTTTGTAATCTTTTGTAAAACTCGTTAAACTCCTCTACAGTCATGTCAGAAGTTCTTTTTTGCTTTACTTCTAAAACATTATGTCCAAACAACATTTTAGATTCTAACTTAATACCATCAGTTATATTCAAAGCTAATGCGTGAGCAGTATCTTTCGCTAACACTTCACCACTTTGTTTCTCTATGCCTTTTATAATCGTTGGAATAGCAACTCCCCAATACCATCTATTCTGTCTATCACTACGTTTTCTTACAAGTTTTTGTATTCTAACAGAAACATTTTTACCTTCTAAACTTTGTACTTGTAATTCTAATATTTCTCTGTTAAAGAAAATTATTTGTCCTTGTTCTACTTTTGCTATATACTCCATAAAAAAGAAAAGGAAGCTTTTACACTTCCTTTTTTGTATTTACATTATTGAATCAAAAGGATCACTACTTTCTTTAGTTAAGAAATCCTCTTCTTTTTCTACTCCTCCATGTAATTTATCCCAATAAGACTTAGCATCGTCATATGCTTTTCTTCTTTTAGGATTTAATGGAATGATTTTTTGAATGTCATTCATACTTTTGTTAATTGTATTGTTAGGGTGTTCTACAATGCTAACTTTAGTAAAGTTCTTTAATAAAGGTTCTTTACTATCTCTATCAACTATAAAAGCTTCTTCTAATACTATAACAATTTTAACTTGTTTACTTAGTAAATCAGCACATAGCTTTTGTCTATTTGCTTTATAACTAGGATAATCAGTTGCTTCACAACTTTCGCATAATCTTTTAAAGATTGAACCTTTAACTTCATTTGCTTTTTCATTAAAACTAGGGTGTGGCAAAACTGCTTTATACCTAATAATATCACCAGCATTTTCAGCTGATTTAGCTTTGTTTTGACTTGCTGTTGTAAGCAATCTAAAAACAATATCAAACATTTCTGCATCAGGTGTTTTACCAAATGCTCCTTGTTTATAATCTACACTTTCTATTACTGCTAAAGCAATGTCAGGGTGTTGTGCGTAACTTGGAGTTGACTTCAACTCTGATTTTTGAACTAAATCGAATGCATCCATTTTTACTACTTTTTAAATTTTACTATAAATAATTATCAATACTAGGTAACTCTTCATTTGTCTCAAAATACTTTTCACAACGTTCTTGAAATAAGTTTAAATCGTTTGGAATGTACTCAGGTGCTAAACCTAAAGGTGTCTTAGCTGAAACTGTACTGTATTTAGAATTTTTGTTTGTTAAAAATACATACTTAAACTCTGAATCTTGTTCTTCAACAGTTGAGTACAATACATTTACAAACTCTTTTTCAATAGACTTTTTCCATCTATTACCTTGTACTACAGCATATCTTTCAGATATACCTTCAGCACTTTCAATAACTTGGTCAATAGAAATCATAGCAACATACTTATCTAAAGAAGATTTTGACTTCTTAAATACTTCAGATAAAGTTTGATTGTATAAATTCCATTTGTCAAAACCACCTCCCGTTACACGTTCAGCGTGTTCATCAATCATTTCTATCAAAGACGTTAATGACTCAACTACTATATGAGTTATTTTATCGCTTTTTAAAGCCTTTTCAAAAGCTTTGTCAAACTGTGGATAGTTATGTATCGCAAAGTTCATTTTAAAATCTTTACCTTCTCTAAACGGCAACGTTTTTCTCTCTGTATTAAAGATAATTGTTGTGTCTTTGGGTAAATTTCTGATACTAGAAGATTTTCCTGTACCAGATGGTCCTAGAATTAGCGTGTTTGGCTTCATGTTAATTTAAAAATAAAAGTTGATAATCGTCGTTTTCTTGTGCGAATTTTAATTGTTCTTTTGTTTCTACTTTTTGTAAAAAACCTGTTTCTAAATGATACCATAAAGCAGGTTTTAAAAGTTTTTCCTTGTCGTTTAATGTTTTTATTCCCAACTCTATCAGCTGCCTACAAACTTTTTCAAAGTCATTACTGTTCTCAATAACGCTTTTTTTAATTATAAGTCTAAACATATCTCCTACCATACAAATGTAATTAATTTACAATAAAATTCATAACTTTTAGTTCTCTTTTTTTTTCAAAAACATGAAATAACCTTTGAAATTTATTTCACGTTTTTGTTTTAATAATTTTCTTACAGAGTTCCAAAAAGCTTTGATTATTATCGTTACTATAACTGCTTTAAGTTTAGTGTTTTTGCACACTAATTGCTGAATTTGCCAATATTTGGATTTTTGCATTTTCTTTAAAATCGCTTATGAATTTAACATACTTACTAACGTAGTTTGCATAAACAGTTCCAACGCCAGTACTTCTACCCTTTGCAATAATAATCTCAACATCAGTTTCTAACTCAGGTATTCCTCTTTCTTGCATTTCATAATAAGCAGGTCTATATGGAAATATAACCATGTCTGCGTCTTGTTCTATTGCACCCGACTCACGTAAATCTGAAAGCATAGGTCTTTTGTTTGGTCTAGCATTAACTTGTCGATTTAACTGACTTAACGCTATAACTACAATCTTTAACTCTGCTGCAACTTCTTTCAACGACCTAGATATAGAAGCAATTTCTTGCTCTCTGTTACCAGATTTAGACTTAAATGATATTAACTGCAAGTAATCTATAATAACTAGCTTAGAACCATGTCTAATGACTTGTTTTCTAATCTGATTAATAATTTTACCTAGTTTTCTTGAAGTATCATCTATAAAATAATTTCTAGATTTAAACGTATTTACGGTTTTTTGTACTTGACCTTTATCAATACTATCTAAAGATTTATCTCTAAACTTATACATTTCAATACAACTATATGAACTAATTAATCTCTTAGTTAATTCTAAATCTGTCATTTCTAAACTAAAGAAAAGAGGATTAACGTTGTCAAACATGATGTTGTTTTTAAATATCTCTAATGCAAATGCTGTTTTACCCATTGAAGGTGCGCCAGCTATAATTATTAGATTATTTAAATCAAACTGATAAATAAATGAATCTAAACAAGGTATGCCACTTCTGACTCCTAGTGAAACTTCACTTTCTAAATCATTAATAAAATTAATCATAGATTTCTCTACGTTAAAATCTTCAACTTCTGCTAATTCTTGAATATCTAATAGACTTTTATGTATAGATTGTATAATTTCTATACCGTCTTGACTATCATTACACATTTCGCTAATATTTCTCGATAATGAGAATAATTCTCGTCTTTGTGTATAACCATTCAATATTTTAACATGATCTTTTATGTTTTTATCAGTATCAGCTTTATCACATATCATTTCTAAATAACTAATAAGATTGATTTCGCTTTTTACATTTGATAAAATGACATATTTTTTTCTAATTAGCATATCTGTAACAGTAGTAATATCTATTTTAGATACTTTACTTAAATCAGATATAGCAGCATAGATTAATCTTGTTTCAGTAGTTGAAAAGTCTTTCACAGAAACACTATCAGATAATAAATAGTAAGTATCTCCGTAATTAATAAAAGTGCCTAAAACAGCTTCTTCTATCTCTACATTCGTTTGCCCAATAAAATTCGGTAAGTTGTCAAAACTTAACTGTTCTCCCATAATAAATAATGAATTAAATAACCAAGCCACAAAGGGAAAACCAAACTAATGTTCGGTTTCCTTTATGTCTTTACAATTACTTTCAACTGATTTTGAATTTTTCTCACAGTTTTTAATTTTTACAATTGATACAACTGATATTCCTATAGTTGTTATTGCTATTGTAAAAAGTAGTAGAAATAAATTTCTTCTAAATTTAATCAATTCCATTGAATACTTTTTGAAGATAATGTTTCTAATGAAACATAAATACCTTTGTAAATCATTTGTTCTTTTGTTAATAGCTCGTCTAAAAGATTAAGTCCATGACTAGCAAGTAAAGGATTCATAAACAACTTTTGTTTTGATATAGCTTCTGCTATAGAGCAACTAGGTTCATTTAAATCTTCTTTAGTTTTTAAATAATCTTTAGGAAAACCATAACTAGCTGTTTCTGTTTTAACATTTTTTCCAGGAACGTAACTAACATATACTTGTCCATAATCATAACTGTTACCAAAATCAACAATATAAACACCTTCTCCGTAATTTATATCTTGTCCTTTTATTTTATGAGAAACATAGTTGTAAACTTGTTTTCTTACTTTCATGTTATCAGGACACAATATAATTACTTGTGTTTCTTTGATTTTTTTAACATCATATTCATCTTCATAAGCATTCCAATCAAAGCCATAATTTCTGTTAATATTACTAACAATAGTTTTAGCTTTACTTTCTCCTATTTCATCGTCGTTATATAGTTGTCTTACTGTGTTAGACTCACTTATAACGTCAGGGTCATAAACATTTACATTTATGCCTTGACTATTCATTACAACTTCATTATGTACTAAATTTAGTTTTGCTAAACCTTGTAAAACATAAGAACCTGTACCTCCAACGCCTATTAAGTCTATCTTAATAGGCGATAAAGGATTAGAGAGAAACCTTTTTGTTAAGTGCATTTAATACGTTTTTAATTTTTTTACCACTATCAATATGATTTTGACTTTGTTCTTTTTCAGTCATTTCATAAAATAAGTTTGTATCAAATTGTAAACCTGACTGCAAATGATTGTTGAAATTAGAGTTCCAAAATAAATCATGAAGATTAGTTTTAAGCATTCTTAAACTTTTAAAAACATAATCTCTTCCTTTTAAAGAATTTCCCCAACATATTTTACCATCGTCATAAACATTAGGAGTAGCTAATCTATAAAGTTTAGTTTCTAAATGTCTAAATTTCTTATAAGCATAAACATAAACTTCATTACCGTCATATACCCAAAAAGTACTAGGACAATAATAAATTTCATTTTTAGTACCCATAGAAATTATTCTTTTACTAGGTTTGTCTGTCCACGCTATTAAAGTGTTTTCAGGAGAATTATCTAGCCAAAAAAATGTATTAGGCTTACAGTCTACATTAATTGCAATGTTTGTACCTTTTTCAACAACTAAATCTTTTAAGAAATTAATTGTTTTTATGCTAGCAGGCTTACCTACTAGCATTTTACCATTTTTATCTATATCTCTTACTTCTACATAATCATTACCTTCATTATTATTATAAAAAATCATTGTTTTTTTAGGTAATAAATTTTGTATTGGTTTAAATACAGCGTTTTCTAAATCTGCCATAAGTAATCTATTAATTTTTTAATGTATTGAACTGTTTTAAATTGTTTTGTAGTATTTACAATTCCATCTAAAGAGTACTCTTTTTTATAAATTAGTCTTTCAAATTCATAGTTATTCCAGTAGTCGTTTAAATGATGCTCATACTCTTTAAAAATCTCATCATCTTTAGGTAAAAGACACATATAATTTTGAAAAGGAATAATTTCTTCGTTTTCAATATCTTCTATTTTTGTAACTAAATCAGAGAATTTAAAATCATTACAACTATAACTGTTGTAATGATTAATCATTTTTAACATGATTTTTGCTTGAGGACAATGATTAGGATTTTCCATTATGTAATCGTAATGCCAATCATTATTCCCTTTAACAAATTCATTTATACACTGCTGTAATTTTTTATCATATTCTGCAATGTAATCAGATTCATTTATTTCTAAATCTAAATCTTCATTTTCATCACTAAGACAGTATTCTAAAGTCATACGAAAAGTAACATTAGTATTAATAGTTGGATAGTCATACTTAATAACTAAACTTCCAATTACATACCTTATTATCTTTTTAAGATTTTCGTCTTCTACATTATCAATACAATCAAAAGTAAAACAATTGCCAACCTCTGGTTCCTCATGATATAAAATAATTGATTTACCGTCAAAAGTTATATTGTCATAATTGAAATATTCTTTTTCTGATTTTAATAAATCATTTAAATTAGAGTTTAAAAAGTTGATTAACTGTTCTTGGTTAAAATTTGAAATACATTTTAAGTCTATATCAGTATATTTGTGTAACACACTTAATAAAGACAATAGAAGATTCTCAATTTTATCAATTCTAAATTTGTCTAATACAGAAATTACAGGGTAAAACGTGAGGTTCCTTTCGGAACCTTTATACGTTTTTCTTCTTTTGACTCGTTTAGGATTCTTGAGCACATTTTTGTATGTAACGCATTGTCCAACATAACGCATCTTTTCTTTTCTTTTTTGCATATCTCTAATACTTTTTCAACTACCCTTTTAGGTAATGATTCGTAAACCTTGTTAATTAAACTTTTCATCCTTTTGTTCCTATTTTAGTTTCAAACGTATATTCAATTTTGTTGTTCACTACGTTAGGTTCAGATAAATGAGAGTTTACTAACTCTGGATAAGAGTTTGCATAAAAATCCAAAACTTGTTTTAAAGTAAAGTTTTGATTAGGATCTGAAAGCATAAGTTCTTTGAACTTAAATACTCTTTCTAGTCTTTCTGTTTTAGCCATTAAAATTAATTTTTTTGTATCTATCTTCCATCATTGATTCAATTTGCTCAGGAGTTAATTGTTTAGATTCAATAACTTTAGGCTCTGCTGGTGCTGTGTAAGCTTGTTCTTGAAATAAACCAACACTTTTGTTGTTGTCATCAAGTTTTTGCTTACAAGACTTAGCTAAGGAGCTTTCTGAGTCAATCTTTAAAGCTTCATCAATTAACTTTTGTGCTTCTTTAAAAGATTTTTCTTCAATTAGTTTATCAATACCTTCTAATTTCTTTTTCACTTTTTCGTTAAGAGTTTTTTGTTTTTTCTTCTTCTCTTCTGCCATTTTTGACTCTGCTTTCATCTTTTCTGCCGAATTGATAAAATCATTCATGTTGGTTGTTACTTGTGAAATTTTAGGTAATTGATTTTCTAAAGATTTACTTAACTCTTCTAATACACTTTGAACATCTGTACCTGTAACAATAAACGGTACAATTAACTTCGCACTTTCGTCTGAAGTTTTTGGCTTTGGCAATACTGAAACAGTAAATTCATCGCCAATTTTCTTGAATGCTACAACAACATCAATGTTGTCTAGCTTTTCTAAAATTTGTGTAAATATCATAGTTTTAAATTTTAATTATCAAGCCACAATGGGATATACCCACTGTAGCTTTTGATAATTAAGCGTAAACTAATTTAGAAATTTCACTAAATGCTTTGTTGTCTAATTTTTGACCTGAACCAATCATTTTACTTTCCATTAAATCTTTATTTCCAGGTAAATCTCTATTAGTATAAGAGGTTACTCCTGAAAATAATCCCCATAAAGTTTGACCTTTTTGAGAAGATTCTTCAGCAATACGAAGAGTTAAATTCTTTGCTTTGTTTATAGAATTTGTAGAATACTTTTCTCTCGCTTCTTCGCTAGTCATTTCTACATCAACACCTACTAAGCTTTTGATTAAGCGCTTAATATCGTTAGGTTTAGATTCTATATCATTCATTCTTGTAAAGGTTTCGTAAAGGCTTAATTCTGACTCTTTAAAGTCATCAATACCAAACATAATAGTGTCTATTTTTTCACGCATAGTTTTAGTATGTCTTACTTTATGAGCTAAATCTCTATAAGCTTTATGAAAAATATTACTACAGCTAATAGTTTTGTTAGTCATTCCTAATCCTACTCCTGAACTACCATCATGACTATTTGTTATAGTTATGTATTTATCAATTTGATCGTTGTTAAGACCAATATTCTTGATAGAGCCGCTATCAATTTGCATAAATACTTTACGACCATCTTGTAAAGCACCTCCTTTTACAATATCTCCACCTAATTTTGTGGCAATTTCGTGAGTTAATTCTGCTAAATCCCAATTCTGAAATATTTCATAACTGTCTTTACAAGTCATAAACTCTTTGTCAATATCTGACCTACGAATAGATAAATAATTTGATTCAATCCCTTCTCTAGTGAAAAGATTTTCTTTTTTGACTTCCCAAAAAAGATTGTGTTGTTCTAACAAGTCCATTACCATTTGTCCTTTGTTTTCAACTTCGTTAATTTGATTTTCCATAATAAATTAAATTTTAAATAACCAAAACACAAGGGGAAACAAGTGTTTTGGTAAAAAAAAACTAAATGATTTTTAAAATTAAATCCCTAATTAAAGATGAAACATGAATATTATTATCATTACAATAATCTTTAAGTTTTTTTGATTCAGACTTAGTTAAATAAGTAAGTGTTCTTTTACTTTTTTGTTCTTCTTCATCTATTTTTTGAAAACCTTTTAAACCTTTTTTAGTAAATCCCATTTTAAATTATTTTTTTAGTTTTTTTATCAAATCTAATTTCTTTTAGTATTTCATTATCAACACTAAATTTAAAAATGATTTCGTTATCAACTTCTCTTCTAGTTGTACATATTTGTGCAATTTCATGAGAGTTTTTTGCACTTGTACCTACCATAATAGTTTGTGTACTCGTGTCTTTTGCTCCAAAAGATTTATCTGACTTGTAAATACAAGCTTCTACTTTTGTCCATATTGGGTAACTTCTACTTGCCATAATTAAAATATATATCTGATTTTATTCCATTTAATAATGCTATCATGAAGTTTTATAAACGATTGAATATAATCACGTTTTAAATTGTGTTCATATCTAATGTTTGTACCTCCATAGCTAGAAACTTTGCTTTCTTGGTTTTCTGGTGTCCATAACAAACTTTCTCCTTTTTTGTCGTTTGTAACATTTTTATAATGTTTTTTTTCGTTGTGAGTTAAAAAGATTACTTCGCATTTTACTTGGTCTTTGTAATCAATATAATCATTACAAAGTTGAAATAAATACTTATAGTCTTTTAACCAATCAGGATAAACAACAACAGGACTAAAGTTTAAATGAACATCATATCCTGCATCAATAAAAGCGTTTACAGCTTTTATTCTATCAATAATTTTAGGTGTGCCTGGCTCAAGATAATCTGAAATCTTTTGAGGCATTAAGCTAAATCTAATTCTTACTTTACCATTTGGGTTATAATTAATAAATTCAATAGGTATAATTTTAGTGGCTAGAGTAGCCATAGCTATAGGATGATTTTTAAAGAAATCAAAAATCTTTTCCC